CGATAAAGTCAACAGCTAACTTACGTGGGATATTGAAGAGCACCAAAAGTATGCTGGATGTCAATGACACCAAAAACATTAGGGATGAGTTTATTAAAAACTATATGGACTCTGCAAACGAAGGAGGTGTAGCTGTACTTGACACATCTATGGAATTTACACCTATAAACATGTCACCAACCATCGCAACCTGGAATAACCAGAAGGAATTTCGCGAAAATGTGTACAGATATTTCGGTGTGTCAGATGAAATCATTATGAGCAAGGCTACACCAGAACAGATGCAGGTGTTCTATGAGATGAAAATTGAACCATTCCTCATGGCGCTATCTCAAGACTTAACAAGAAAACTCTTTTCAGAGAGACAGCTTGCATTTGGTAATGAGGTAATCTTCCAATCTAGCACAATACAGTTTATGAGCATGAGTGATAAATTAGCGCTTAAAGATTATATTGACCGCGGAGCTTTGACACCTAATACATGGTGCGACATTGTAGGATTGCCACATGTAGAGGGTGGAGACGAACCTATAAGGAGGCTTGACACTGCACCTGTGAGCAAAGTTGCGAGTTCACTAGAAGGAGAAAAGGATGATGAATAAAGAGAGGGAATATAGGAATCTCGAATTAAGAGCAGATACAAACGATTCAGGAGATTTTTTAGTACGTGGATATGCATCAACGTGGGATAAATACATGTTGTGGGAATGTGATGGCATTGAATATTACGAAGAAATTGATAGAAACGCATTTGAAGAGGCTGACCTATCAGATGTTGTATTCAGAGTTGATCATACAGGCAGAGTATATGCGAGAACATCGGCTAATACAGTGAGTTTGAGTACAGATGATACAGGATTGGCAATTACAGCTGATTTATCCAAAACAACAGCAAGTAGAAGCTTGTACGAAGATATCGTAGCTGGTAACTATCCGAAGATGTCATTTGCATTCACGGTTAAAGAGGATAAATACAATTCTGAGACTAGAACACGAACAATCCTGAAAATTGATAAGGTGTTCGATGTATCACCAGTGTCATTCCCTGCAAATCCTAACACGGAGATTAGTGCGCGTGACTACTTCAACGGAGTGATTGAAGGAGTCGAAGCGGAGAGACTTGAGCGCATTAGATTTTCGAATATGGAATTGCAGAATGAAATAAAGAGAAAAATTATCATAGCAAAGCTAGAAGGGAGCCTAAATGAATAAGGACGAAGTAATGAAGAGCCTCAAAGAGGTTAATGAAGAAATCGAAGAAATTATCAAGTCACTAGATGAATCTACAGATGGTGATGGTGATAAGAATGATGATCCAGACGAAAAGCGAGCAAAACTTGAAAAGCTGGAAAAGAGATCCAATGAGTTAATCTCTCACAAGCATGACCTTGAAAGTCAGCTGAAGGAGATTGAAGAGAGAGAAGTTAAGGAAAGTAAGTTAAAAGAGCTAAGAGGCATGCTCAATACAACAAAGACAATCGAGAAGAGAGGAACAGAAATGGAAAAGAACTACAACGTTAATGGAGCAGAATATCGTAGTGCGTGGGTTAAAGACCTAATGGGTAAGGAACTCAACACAGAGGAAAGAGCAGCACTCACAAGTGCAAATGCTGTTATTCCTACAGGAATCGCTGAAGAGGTGTATTCAATCGTAGAAGCTTCACCTCTTGTAGATGCAGTAGATGTATCTCACATTACAGGTTACGTAACATTCCCAGTAGAGACTGCAGCATCTGATGCAGCGTGGGTAGCAATGGGAACAGCTGCAACTGATGGAACAGACACACTAACACCTATTACGCTTAATGCATATAAGCTGATTAAGACTGTGGAAATCACAGCAGATATCAGTGCGATGTCTGTAGCTGCATTTGAGAAGTGGATTGTCGCAAGACTTGCTGACAAGATTCTTAAGGCTGTAAATAATGCAATTCTTAACGGAACAGGAGCATCACAGCCATCGGGTATCTTCAAGGTTAAGAATTCCGCAACTGGAACATTTACTAAAGCAGGTATGACATACAAGGACCTAATGAAGGTGCTCGCTGCACTTCCAACAGGCTATGCTGCTAACGGAACACTAGTAATGAACAGAGCACTGTTCTATGGAGACGTGCTAGGAATGACAGATTCTAACGGTCAGAAGGTATGCGTAGCTGATGCACAGTCACCTGCCAAGTTCAATGTACTCGGTTATCCAGTAATCATCGACGACAACTGCCCTGCAGACAAACTGCTGTTTGGTGACCTCAAGGCATACAAGTTCAACTTCGCTTCTGACACAGAGGTTAAGCCTGATGCATCTGTAGGATTCAGAAGTGGTTCTGTTGTATGGAGAGCAATGACACTTGCTGATGGAAACCTAGGAGATGCAAGAGCAATCGTAAGATTCGACAGAGCGACCGCATAAGGGAGTGAGTGACAATGAACGCACTGGATTCTGTAAAAACAGCGCTGAGAATAAAGCACAGCAAGTTAGATGAGAGCCTTAAGGCTGATATCGATACTGCACTTGATGAGTTAAAACGCGTTGGAGTATCCAGCGCGTTTACTGTCATTAAGAATGGTGAAATTGAAGATTTGCTTGTACTTAAAGCTGTTCAAACATATTGCCTATGGCAAAATACCGACTCCGATAAACTTATGGAAAAGTACAAAGATGCATTTTACATGCAAGCTGATGGATTGAGGAAGGATGTGGATAGACAGAATGCATAACGATATTGTGACACTGTACAGACTGGATATATCACAAGACGAGAGTGGCAATGAAGTTGCAACACTTATAGATCCACAAGAACTGTTTTGTAAAACTAAGTCTATCGGCATGAAAGAGTTCTATGCTGCCGCTACTACAGATATGCTTCCAGAACTAACCGTAGTACTCGCTGATGAATATGATTATGACAATCAGAAAATTGCGGAATATGGAGGTGTATTCTATGACATTAGTCGAACGTATGTAAACGGGCATGAAGTTGAATTAACACTGATGAAGAGGCTAGGAACAAATGAACGATAGTATAGAATCGCAAATCTCAGATATTTTAGACACATACAGCGAGGATATCAAGAAAACAGTCGAAAGAGTCGGAAAGAATGTTGCAAAAGATTGTGTAAATGATGTTAAATCTAGAGCTACCGCAATATTCAAAGGCGAGGGAGGATATGCTAAAGGGTTTAAATCAAAAAAACTAAAAGAAGGCGCTTATGTTGTATACAATGCAACTAAGCCTGGATTAACTCACTTGTTAGAAAACTCTCACATAACAGGAAAAGGGACTGGTAGATATGCAGGGAGACCACATATAAAGCCCGCTGAACAAAAAGCTATAAAAGAATATGAGGATAAGCTTAGAGAGGAGTTAAACCGTGGGTAAGATTAGTCAATTGAATAACTGCTTAAAAAAGCTAAAAGTACCTGTGGCATATGGTAGATTTAGAAAAAAGCAAGAATTTCCATTCATTATCATGATAGGAGCTGGAAGCACATTTTTTTCGGCAGACAATAATTCTATATTTCACGAAGAAAATGAGTATAGGGTAGAGCTTTACTTTCAAAATAAGGATGAAAGTCTAGAAAGGGAAATTGAGAACGCTCTTGTTAGTAATGAGTTTGCAATCCTTGATAAGAGTGAAGATATCTACATCGATAAAGAAGATTGTTTTGAGTTGTATTACACAATCTCATAAACGAAAGGAGAAAAAATGGATAAGAATAAAGTTGAATTTGGTATATCCAATTTACACGTAGGAACATATGATGTAAATCCTAGTACTGGTGCTGTAACAATGGGTGAGGGAATTATACTGCCTGGCGCAGTATCACTCTCTCTTGAGCCAGAGGGAGACAGCAATTCATTCTATGCTGACGATATGATCTTTTATAGTGATTATCAGGATAATGGATTTTCAGGAACTCTTAAGGTTGCGAAATTTACAGACGACTTCAAAAAGAAGTTTCTAGGATATGTAGAAACAAAGGATGGCGGATTGGCAAGTATGAAGGGCGCAGTCAAGCCAGCATTGTGGGTATCCTTTGAGGCTAAAGGAGATAAGGAAAAGAGAAGAGTTCTGCTTTACAATGTAACACTAGGAGGTATTTCGAGGGAATACGAAACAACTAGTGACAAGAAAGAGCCGGCAACAGAATCATCAAAAATTACAGTAATTGGTGATAATGCTACAGGACTCACTCAAGTAGTTTATAATCCTTTAGATGCAGGATATGCGAATGTATTTTCTACACCAGCGAAGCCAGAATTGAAGGGGTAAGCCAATATGAAAAAAATAATTAAAATTGATGGCAGTCAGCCTTGTGAACTTAACAGTTCACTCGGCTGGCTCTTTATTTATAGAGAAGAATTCGGTCATGATATACTACCTGATCTAATGCCGTTGTTAGAGGCGCTACTAGGGACTGTAGCAAAAGCAATCGACGATGGAGATGATAGTGGCAACATATTAGCACACATCAACGGAGAAGTGATTGAAGATGCGTTGGATACATTATACGGGCTAGAAACAACAACTGTACTCAATATCATTTGGGCACTTGCAAAGAATAGCAATTCTGAAATTAAGGGTCATGTTGAATGGATTAACCAATTTGAACGTATTGAACTGGATAAGATACTTGTGCCTGTATTTGAATTAATTGTTAGTTCTTGCGTAAGCCCAAAAAACGCGAAGAGCCTTCTGAAGATAAAGAAAGCAGTGAAGAATATCAAGGAGGCTATACCTTCAATGACATCCTCATTGCCTGTATCGACAGAGGGCTAACGTTAGAAGATGCTAGACGTATGGAGTTAGGGCAGATTGTAGATTTCTGTCAAACATGGAATGAACTTCATAGTGCGGATTCTGGATCTGCTAAAAGCGGTGCTAGTAGTCGAAGAGCAAGTCAGACCGATTGGGATAAATTCCTAGGATAGGAGAAGAAATGGCAGGAAACATCAAAGGAATAACAATTGAATTTCGGGGAGAGACTACGAAGCTAGGCAAGGCAATGCGTACAATTAAGAATGAATCTAGAAGTATAGATTCAGAACTTAAAAAAGTGAATCAAGCATTAAAATTTAATCCCGGTAACACAGAATTAATTGCTCAAAAACAGTCTTTGCTGAAACAGAAAATCAAGTCAACAGAGCAAGCACTAAGTGAACTGAAAAGTGCGCAAAAACAGCTCGACGCAAAAGGTGTTGATAAGACGTCTGCAGAATATCAAAGTTTGAGACGAGAAATCATAGAAACTGAGTCAAAGCTAAAGACATTCAATAGAGAGCTTAGGAAGGTTAAAGCGCCATCACTTATGCATGCAAGTGTAGAATTTAAGAAATTTGGAAGCACACTAACGCATATTGGGCGCAATGCAACAATAGCAGGCGCTGGATTAATTGCGTTAGGTTCTAAGTTTACTTCAGCTGCTATGAAAGCTCAGCAGTCACAGACAAAACTCGAGGAAGTTATGAAGTCCATGATGGGTGCTAGCAAGAAACAAGTTGGCGAAATAAATAAAGTAATTGATGCGGAGGCAAAGACTGGTGTTGTTGGCAAAACTGCTCAGCGTTCAGGTGCACAGCAGCTAGCAACATACTTGCACAGCACAGAAGCGTTAAAGAAACTAACACCAGCTATGAACGATTTAGCGGTACAGATGCATGGAACTAATGTAACTCAAGAAGACATGATAAATACTGCAAATATGTTCGGTAAAGTTTATTCAGGGCAAGTCGGTGCACTTAGACGTGCTGGTGTATCTTTTGATAAAGCGCAAGAACAGGTGCTGAAGTATGGAAATGAAGAGGAAAAAGCCGCAATGCTTGCGCAGGTTATTTCTCAAAATGTTGGAAACATGAACCAGAAGATGGCGGAAACACCATCAGGGCAACTTGCACAAGCACGCAATCAAATTGCTGGCATGTCAGCTCAATTGGGAGCAACATTACTCCCGGCGCTTGGAAAACTAGCTGCATGGATTAGTGCTAATATTCTTCCCAAAATACAGTCGTTGATAAGCTTCCTTGAAGGACATCCAGTAATGGCAAAAATAGCAATTGGAATTACTGCTGTGCTTGCTATAGGTGGGCCTCTGCTTGTTATGATAGGATCAATTGCAACAGCAATAGGTGTGCTGATACCTGTAATTGGAGCAATAACACTACCAATGCTAGCTATAGTGGGAGTAATAGCAGGTGTAATAGCTGCAGGTGTAGCTTTATATACTCATTGGGCGCAAGTAAAGGCGCGTGCGGCGCAAGAATGGAATGCGATTAAGGCAGACGCTGTTAAAATATGGAACGCTGTTAAGAGTGCTATAGTAAGCCCAATTATGACAGCATACGCAACAGTAAAAGACATAATTAGCAAAATTAAAAGTATATTTAACGCAATTAAACTAAAGCTTAACATTAAACTACCACATCTATCTGTACATGGAGGTAGTCCTCCGTTCGGTATTGGAGGAAAAGGAAGCTTACCTAAGTTTGACGTTAAATGGTATAAAACTGGTGGTATTTTCAATTCCGCAAGTGTAATTGGTGTTGGTGAAGCGGGCGCAGAAGCGGTAGTTCCTCTAGAAAAGCTTTGGAATAATCTAGATGGTATGAAATCTGAAATAGCTCAATCGCTATCAGCAACATTAATGCAAATGGTACCGATGATGGCAGAGAGTATGGCGACGGCTATGGAGGGAATGTCATTTAATGTTTCGGATAAAGAGTTAGCTAGAGCTGTTGCTACACCGATATCAAAGGAATTAGAAAAAATTCATATAAGAACTGATAGAAGAAATGGGAGAGTATAGATATGTTTCTAGGCAAATCTCACAGTAAAAATTCAATAATTCTTAACGGGCAGCACATAGAAGATGTGTTGCCCGGTTTTTTAACATGCTATGTAAAAGGTAGAGAAAGTTTAGCTGCGGATCTTAAGCAGATAGAACTTGAACAGACATCTGGTTCGAGACTAAGGAGAAAGAGATTCCCGGTTAGGGTATTAAAAATAGGATACTTGATAGAAGGTAGTACTCCAGAAGATACTTTAAAAAAACTAAGAAAACTGAATGAAATACTAAATATTAATAACGCAAAAATTGTGTTTGAGGATGAAAAGGATGTGTATTATATAGGAACTCCAGTAATGGGTGGAGAAATTAGCCATAACTCTAGAGTTCGAACAAGTGAATTTGAAATACACTGTCTTGATCCATTCAAATATAGTACAAGCGAATATACTGTAATGGCAACAAATGGAAAATTCGATATAAACTACAATGGTTCGCAACCTAGCTCACCATTATTTTCGGTTGATTTTGCTCAGGCAAAGCATGGAGAGAGTGGATATGTGGTGTTTTCTGACAAAATGGGTCATGCTATTCAAATTGGAGACCCAAAGGAACTTGATACAACTTCACACAATGAGAGTGAAACTCTTATTGATGATAAATTTAATGAAGCAACAATAGGAAGTTGGAGTTTAAATACAGGGAAGTCACACGAAGGGCATTTATATCAAGGTACATATCAAGTAAAGGAATCAGGAAGCAAATACATAACACCTTCAAGTTATGGAACAAATACAAGCGCGGAACTAAGCGGTCCATCTATAACGAAACAGATACCTCTGGACAGTCAAGGTGCCAAAGGTGCAAAGAATTTTGAAATGTCATATTTTTTAGTATGGTCGTTAAATGACAGTTGTGATCCTCGTTGCTTAGGGACACATGAGTGCATGATACATGACGATAATGGAAATGTTGTTGCAGGTGTCGAGTTGCTCAAGTGGTATTCAGGAACCGCTGCCAATGCGAAGATATCCGCAGGTGGCAAGT